TCTCTGCATCTAAAAGAAACACCTTGTTTAAAGTCTCGAGAGAATCCGTGATCTTCACAATGAGTAAAGAACTGATTTTCAATACCTTCCTTTTCTACAACTGGTTTATCTGCTACAAAAAAGAAATTATTCATAGTATGCTAAAATTTGTAATACATCATCTGAAGAACCAGTGTAACTAACTAAATGCAAAACATGCAAAAGATGCATTAATTCCGATATATTACAATTATTTATTGAATATCCTATTTGCAATTCACCAAGCACGTTTTGATATTTTTCTAAAAGTAAATCAAAAATTTTATCCACAATGTTTACATGTTTTTTCAGAAGTACCGCCGCAAATTCCGCAATTTGAAATTGAATTCAAAATACGAATAGCTTCAGGATAGTTACCTCTACATATTAAATTTTCTAATAAAAATTCAGAAATAAGAAGAAAATCATTTAAGTTTTTATCAGAAGATTTATTACAAAACACTCCTCCGTTTTTACAATCGTTTAAAAAACTATTGATTAGGGACTTCTCTTTTTGAATTAGACAGTTTCGCAATTTGCAAATTGCAAATATTTGATCTTCAGGATCAATTTTATAATCGTTGATATAATCAATTAAATCGGAAGGACCTCCATCCTCTGGAAGATCCAATACGTAATATTGATATAAACCGTCTTTTTCCATATTATATGTATGGCTTTCGCTAGTTCTTTCAATAGGTATAATTTCGTTATAATTACGTACAAGAATTTCTTTACCAGATTTTGGAGCACCTTCTATAATTAATTTACAATCGGTTGTAGTTTTAAGTTCCATAATTAATCGTGTATTTTATCATTATATGGGTTTCCATCAACCATTTGCGCCATTTCAACTTGAAGTTGTTTTTCTTTAACTTCAATTTGTTTATTATTATAGTCGCGCTTATCATTGGCTTCTTGCTCTTCAATACGAACCCTCTTCTTTTCGAGTTCCATTTTTTCGGCATTATTATTCTGTAATTGAGAATTAAGCTGCTTAATTTGATTTTGAAATTCTCCAATCTGTTGTTCGTAAGATTTAGCTTGTTGAGTAAGTTGTTCAACTTGCTGCTGTAATTGAGCATTCATATCATTTTCAGCCTTCCTTGTTTTGAGAGCTTTTTCAATATATCTCTTCAAATCGGTAAGATTTTTAGAAGTAATGATATTAATAGCAACATCTGGATCAACCAATCCAGCTTTAATAAACTCAACATTTAGCGCTTTAATTTCCTCCCTTGCTTTATATGATTCTGTACTATCTTCAATATGAATATCAAAATCAGTAAGTGTATAATATTCAGGAATAGCTGTAAAAATCTTTTTGAGTTTTGGACCTAACGTAACCTCTCCTGTAAAACCATCTTTATATACAATTTTCGCAAGGTTTAGTAAATCGTAATTTACTTCTTTAAACATTAAATCCATGGCTGAAAAATACTGTTTTGTAAGTAAGGTAGAATATCTTAACCCAACCTTTACATTAGAAACAGCATCTCTTTCTTGAATACCTCCGAGCTTTTCTGGGAAAACACCAGTAATCGAAGATACTTGATTTTCAACAACATCTATAGCGGTTTGAATGGCCTGAATAGCTTGAACTTTTACAGTATCATCAAAGCCATTAAAAGTGGTGTTAATTAAATTGGCACCCTCTTGTGAGGAATCATATAATGCAAGTCCTTGTTTTTTATATGCTATAAATTTTAGCAATCTTTCTGGCGTATCTTGTCCCAAAAATTCTGGCAAACTTGCAACGTCGATCCAATCACCTACAGTACCACTCGACGCTATTAAGGAATCCATATAATATCTTAACACATCGTATTGATCCTGCAAAAATGCAGTACTAAGTACCAAACTAAACGGATCTCCATTTTTATCTGAAAAGAATAAACCATTAACAGAAAGTGTACAATCCGCTGGATCTGAAGCACTTCTAGTAATATAATCAGATTCTCCTCTACAAATATAAATTTCTGGTCCAATTTTAATACCTTCGTGACGAGTTAACTGTTCCTTTTCTTTATCCCATTCCAACCATTCTACTTCATATACAGTATAAACGGTTTGGTTATATTCCAAATCTCTACTACCATCTCTTGTTGGATGAACTTCTAAACCAGCTAATAATCCTTTGGTTGGTTCAATCTGAACCAAATCATCAAATCTACCGGTTTTTACATAAATATAACTACCACTATCCTTTCCAGTACCTTTACTATCTTTCAATAATGCTTTTGCTTCTGGAGTTAATTCAGATCCAAATTCAGCAAAAATTTGTTCCCTTGTAAGATATCTACGAATTACTGCGCGAGGAGATCTATTAAGATAGAATTTATTAGGATTTCTTTCAATAAACGTATCAAGTGGGTTAAGAACTTCAAAACACAAATTATTTTTACTGCCAGATGGTTTTGTTCTATAATAACAAACACCGGCAATTAAAATATCAGTAAACAATTCTCGCATCTTGTTTTTAAGGTCAATGTCTCGAGAATGTTTGATATAACTCAAAATATTTTGTGCCGCTATTTCGTAATTGGATACGAAATCAGTTTCTACGTTATTTTTTATTTTTTGCAACTCTTTTTCAATAAAAGGATCAAAAGTAGGATTTTTACCTTCTAAAAGAATTTGAATAATAGAATTTTGTAAATATTTTTGAAGAAAAGAATATAGTTCAGCGTCAATCTTTAACTGTTTTTCACGCATAATGTTAGAGATAGTGTTACTATCTTTACATGTAATCTGCATATCTGGATCCAACTCCAAATACTCTCCCACAAGCACATCAATATGTTTTTTAACCAATGGTGAAAAACCTACTGTGGTTGGAGAGCCAATTCCATAATTCTCCTCTAAATGAGCGAACTGGTCTTTATCTCTAACACAATGGTAGTAGTTGTATGCCTTTTTGAGTTGTGTTTTGTCATATACTAACTCACCAATATGTTTATTAATCTTTTCTATCTCTTTTTGTTTGTTCATTACAATCTATACTAGGAAGTTGTAAAATAAGTCTATAATAATCAACTTGTTGGAGTTTTCTATTTTTAAATTCTTCTTTAATAAATTCTTTAAACGCCTCTTGAGCTTCTTTTTGATAAGACTCTTCATTTTCCCAACCATTATTATATTTTCGTTGTCGAAACATATAAGACATTACAATTGGTTCATAATCAGCATTTAAATATAAATATAAAGAATATTCAATATTATATAACTCACTTTCTGGTGTACATCTATTACAAGTAATATTTTTATAAAACCTATCCTCTTTTACTTGTAATTTACCAATATAACAACCTTCAATCTCACAGTTAATTATCTCTAATACTTCTTTTTCTAATTCAGTCATATAAATATATTATGGAATTATTCCATATCTTCTTACTCCCCATTCGTCAACATAGTATCCAATATTTTTTCATTCTTGAGATGTTCTATTAACTGTAGTAGGAGTAACTCCAGACATTTCTTCATCCGCTATTTCGCAGCATCCAAGTGCTGCAATAATATCGAATTTTCTTTTTGCTTCATAAGAATAATTCAGCATTTGTTCCAACATTTCTTCACTATCGATTTCCCATCAATAATCCTCAATATACATGGATATTAACTCAAGTCCGTGTTTAATTACAGCTTCAGTAGCAGGTAGTCCAACTAATTTCTTTTTATTTTTACTTGTTCTAGTTTTTGTAGTAATAGCAAAATCTGGACGTTCCATTAAAAGATGGGACTTTTTATTATTAATAAAGTATTGCTGAATTGAAATTTTAGTATACTCCAATAACGCTTTTGCATTATATCATACTAATAATCTCATTGCTGTTTCAAATGCTGTTTTAATTTCTCTTGGTCTGGCTTTATACATAGCAACATATTTTGGACTTTCTTGACCGAAAGTCCTTCTTTTTATTACTATACAAAAGTCAGATACGTCATTATCGGTTGCAGAATCTCCGGTACCCATATCAATAGCATCTATACCAGCAACATATAGATTTCTAAAAACCTCTCCATTAGAATCATATCGAGGTTCTTCAAAAACAATTAAATCACTAGATTTAACTTCTCTACCATTCACTCTACTTTTCTTTTCACCATCCGCCCATTCAAGCACGTAGTGTTTAGGTTTAATTCCCTGTTTGTGTACTCGGATATCTGTTAATCGTTCAGATACTAATTCAGAATTGAAAATATTATCACCCTGTCTTAGTAATGCTTCATCAGGAGTAAAACAATGCTCTGCGCAGTAAGTCATTAAATCCTTACCGGTCATTAAAGCACGTTGTTTTTCATAGTGCTCCCTAAAGCGAATTTTATCGGTTACTCCTCGACTATCTAAAAATTTAGGATCGAGGGCAAACTCGTGTGCAGGAATAAAAAATCCTGTATATTGAATTTTTCCGTCTCTGGTGTAATCGTTTTTATAAGGTAATACGTTAAAAGCAATTGGGTCGTTAAACATTCTAGCTAATGATGCTAATGCAGGCCCCGAATCGCCCCCAGTCATAACTCGTTGATACTGAGCTTTTTATCTCAGCCTTACAATTCATTTCTTGTAAGATCAGCGTACATTTTCACATTTCTGTGCCAGGCACTCTTGGGTAGATTACATTTATTCGCTACCTACGCGTTACACTGTCAATTAGCCTATTCGCAATCTAATTGATTAGCACGGTATTCCCATCTCAGAGTTCACCGTTTTTGCCCAGTTATATGCGGCAATGGTTCACCGCCCGCAAACCTATTTCCAACCTTCATACCACCAAGTTCTACCAACGCATTACCCTGAATCCAAGAAGTATCCAAAACTGGATTAGATCCAGCCTCTTCGAAAATTAAACGCTCAACACGTTCACCACGAATCTTTCTCGGATGATCGGCAACAACTCCTTTAATGCTGGACATCATACCATACTCAACATTATCTTTTGTCAAAAGAGAAGCTCTCTTTTCTTTTACATTATTGACTTTCATTCTGGACCTTTTCATACCTCCATCGGTATTTAGATTCAATCAGTCCAACTGTGTTCAACATTTATCAAGTACCGGTTCAAGTTGATTATCCGCAAAAGCAGTATACATTGTAGTAAACTCTCTAGTAGTAATGAAAGGGCGTGTTCCTATACAAGCAAGCATTTCTGAAAACCCTCAATTTGTTACCCTATCGGCTTTTTATCCGATAGTTCTTATAGTTTCCTATAAGTTCAGCGCACAT